ATTTCTAATGTACGCAATCAAAGATATGTTGCAGAGCAAGTCGATGTGGTTCTCCGGTGGCGTTACTGCCCTCGGAGTTGTGGGTTGGATCAGTGATAACTCAGGAGTCATTCTTGCAATTGCTCCTCAACTTGGGCCGCTGTTGACTTGTATCGGCGCGGTGGGAATCGTCCTGCGGGTGCTGACTGAGAAATCTGCTGCATGGAAAGCCCCAGTCGAAGATCGTGAAGTTAAGTGAGCATTTCACTCTTGCGGAACTGACCGTCACCAACCACCGTACTCTGGAGAACACCCCAGATGCGGCGGCTTTAGCTAACCTGAAACGGCTGGCGTTGTTTCTGGAACAGGTCAAAACTGCTCTGGGCGGTAGGGCGGTAATGATTTCGTCGGGGTATCGCTCCAAAGCTGTAAACGATGCCGTAGGATCGAAGGATACTTCCCAGCACCGGATTGGTTGTGCGGCTGACTTCAGGGTGCCGGGGATGACCCCAAGGCAGGTTGTTGAGGCGTGTATTGCGGCTAAACTAGCCTACGACCAGATCATTCTGGAGTTTGATTCGTGGACACATATCAGTATCCCCAACACAGGAGCCAAGCCGAGAGGCTCCAAGCTGATTATTGATAAAACTGGTTTTAGACCTTTTAAGTAGGTAGCCATGCCATTACAAAAACTCCAGTACAGACCGGGTGTCAACCGAGAAGGAACCAACTACTCCAACGAGGGCGGGTTCTTTCAGGGCGACAAGATTCGCTTCCGTTCTGGTTATCCTCAAAAGCTGGGTGGCTGGACAAGCATTTCCAACCCCACTGTTTACACCTACAAAGGGGTGGCTAGGACGCTGTGGAACTGGGTTACGTTGGATGGTAATAATTTAAACTCTGTCGGGACTAACCAGAAACTGTATATAGAGAACGGGGGTAACTACAATGACGTTACCCCTTCGGCTGGGTCTTCGACTATCAACGCAAACCCATTTGCCATGACTTCCGGCAGTAAGTTGGTTACCGTCACAGACACAGCACACGGTTCAACAAACGGGACTTATGTAACTTTCTCCGGTGCCACAGCAGCGGGTGGGATCACTATCGTTGGGGCTTACGAAATAATCACGGTATTAACTGCCAATACCTACACAATCATCAACCCCACAGCAGCTACCTCTACCACCACGGGCGGTGGTTCCGCTGTCGTAGCCGACTACAACATTAGTGCGGGGATTTCGACTTTTGCCGCTGGTGTTGGTTGGGGTGCAGGTACTTGGGGCCGTGGAGGATGGGGTTCTGGTGCTACCTTGACTGTTGGCGAACAGCTTCGCCTCTGGTCTTTGGACAGCTTCGGGCAAGATATGCTTGCTGCGCCGCGCAATAGCGTTATTTACTACTGGGTAAAAGATACCTCTACCTACGCTGTTTGCGTGACCCTGAAAAGTCTGGCTTCAGCCGCCGGTTATTCTTCGGGTACTTTTGTTCCAACCCAGACACTGCAAGTCTTCGTTTCCCCGTTGCAGCGGTTTGTCATGGCGATGGGGTCTAATCCGTATGATCCGGATCAAGGCACTGCCCCAACGACCTTTGACCCAATGGTGGTGCGGTGGTCTGACCAAGAAAACCCCTACGACTGGGTGCCTACCGCGTCAAACCAATCAGGAGAACTGAGGCTTTCCAATGGTTCGACGATTGTCACTGCCCTGCATGGACGGCAGGAAAACCTGATATTTACCGATACTGCGCTATTCGTTTGCCAGTATCTGGGGCCACCCTATGTCTGGGGGTTCAATATGATCGAAAGCAACTTGTCCATCATTTCCCCGCATTCGGCCATTACGATCAATAACGTCACCTACTGGATGGGGGTGGATAAGTTCTACGCCTACTCTGGTACGGTATCCACGCTGCCCTGTACGCTGCGCGAGTTCATCTTTCAGAACATCAATCAATCACAGGGATACCAAGTGACCTGCGGGTCTAATGAGGCGTTTAGCGAGGTCTGGTGGTACTACCCGTCCTATGGGAGTTATGTAAACGACAGCTACGTCATCTACAACTATCTGGAGAAAATCTGGTACTACGGCTCCATGAACCGGACGGCTTGGCTGGATAGTTCGTTGCGACCTTTCCCGATGGCTGCTTTCAGCGTCCAGAACAGCTATTTGAGCATAGCCATAACCTCTGCTACGGCGACCAGCTTTTCATTGGTGGATTCGATTGCCTACCCAGATGCGGGAACGGTTGAGATTGACTCTGAAATCATTACTTACACTGGTAACTCAGGTAACACCTTGACCGGATGCACCCGTGGGGTTCTAGGGACGACTGCGGCTACCCATACCCAGTACACTCCGGTCACTTTCTATGTCCCGAACCAAGTAATATTCCACGAAAACGGGGTGGATGACGGCACAAGACCTGTTTCAGTACCCATAGAAGCCTACATAACTTCCTCAGACTTTGATATTGGGGATGGAGATCGCTTTGCCTTTGTCTGGAGAATGCTGCCTGATGTGACGTTTAACGGCTCTACGGTCAATGCTCCACAACTGTTCATGCAGCTAGTCCCGCGCCAGAACTCAGGATCAGCCTATAACACCACGACTGTGGACTCGGTAATCAGTGCCAACAACTTTGATACCACCGCTGGGTCTAGGTACTACACGATTGAGACCTATACAGGACAGGTTTACACGCGGCTTCGGGGGCGGCAGATGGCGTTCAAAATCTCCTCCACTGGGCTTGGGGTGAACTGGCAGCTTGGTGTACCCAGAATAGATATCAGGGCTGATGGACGTAGATGACAATACCGGCAAACACGCTGCTCCCGCCAAAGTCTCCTAACCTGCTGGTTAGCACGGATGAGTACAGCCGTCAGTATCAGGAGCAGATGAACAACGCCCTGCGGATTTACTTCAACCAGCTAGACAACACCTTCCAGAGCCTTCTTGCGACTACGCCGGGGGGTGCTTTTCTTCGGTTCCCGCATGGTTCGTTTCAAGACACTACCGTCCAGACTGCTCCCGCAAACACCGCTCAAGTGATTCGGCTGAATACCACAGACCTGTCAAGCGGGGTAAGTCTAGGCTCCCACACGGCTGTTTTTACTGGAACAATTGACGATGGAACCCCGCCCGGAGCAGGAACGGTTTTGACGGTTTCTGCCATTACCTCTGGGACTATTTACTTAGGCATGACCCTGACCGGAGGGGCCATCTCAGCGGGAACCAAGGTGGTTTCCCAGACCTCTGGAACGGCTGGCGGTACTGGTGCGTACGTTGTCAGCATATCGCAAGAAAGAACCAGCTTGACCATTACGGGGACAATCCAGTCTGAGTTAGTGGTCACTACCACTGGTATCTATAACCTGCAATTTAGGGTGCAGTATCAGAATGTAAACGCGGCTGACAAGATTGCTTCGGTATGGTTGCGTTTAAACGACACGGATGTAGTGGGGTCTAGCAACTTTGTCACGGTTCCTCTTGGAACTCAATATGCGCTGGCAGCAGGTAGCTATTTTGTACCATTGGTTGCCAATGAGTACGTTGAGATTTGGTGGTCTACAGACAGTGCGGATATTAGTGCTTTTGCTGCCGCAGCCGGAACCAGCCCAACCCGTCCAACTACGGCTTCTGTCATAGCTACCATGACCTTTGTATCCGCTTTAACAGCGTGATAATATTGAAAAAAGTGAGGTAAATATGCCAAGATATTCCGTTCCACCCTTATATACGGACAGCGAGGGGTTTGCCATCAACTCTCCCGGCTTCCTTAATCGGGATACGCCAATGGAGCCCACAAAGCAGCCCTACTTATTTCCCCAGCAGCAGCAACAATCTATGCAGCAGACTACTTTACCCCCCATGCAAGCTGGTAGTAGCGGCGGCAATATGGGCAACGCTAACGGTGGTCTTGGTGGCATTGGTGGGGGTGGACAACAAAAAATTTCACTTGGGCAAATTGGCCTGACATTTGATTCATCTCGCCAAGGTGGTGGGGGTGGGTATAACCTATCGACGTTTGCCGAAGGTGGATCAGTGGCCCAACCACAGGCCCAAGGTCTCGCCTCTCTCGGTAGAGGACAGGATTCGATGCTTGTCCATATGACCCCCGGCGAAGTCCAAGGGTTGCAACAACTCGCCATGTCTGCTGGTGGCTCATTGACTACCAACCCACAGACCGGACTGCCTGAAGCGGGGTTCTTAAGTTCCATG